TATTGGCTTAATGAAAGAAAAGATGATGAACTTTTACCTATTCTATCTGCACAAATAAATAGTATGGATTTTTCACCGGAAAGGATGACAAATAAACATCATAAAATAACAACATCAACTGATACTTCTGGTGGTTCTATTGCACGTTATGTAAATCCAATACCATATAACATATTGTTTCAATTAAATATTTGGTCATTACATATGGTTGATATAGATATGCTTCTTGAACAAATTCTTCCATATTTTGCACCTTATGTTATGATGCGAATTCATATTCCTGAAATGGATACATATTTTGAAGTTAAGGTTCTTTTTCAGTCAGCAGCACCAGATATAGTTTTTGAAATGCCAGATGAAGAAAGAAGAATTATTAAATGGAATTTGGATTTTATGGTCCATGGTTTTCTATTCCAACCAGTGGGTGAAACTGGTTTAGTAGAAGAGGTTATTACAAAAATATATGATGAAGAAGATAGACTACATACTTATTTGGGAACAGAAACTGAGTATACTTCTGGTGGTGGTCATGAAGCCGAATCATTATGGATGAAAGCACTTGGTAAAGACGAAACAGGTGAAATACTTTATAAATATGAGGTGTTTGATTAATGAGTATAAATATTAATGTAAATAAAGCAACACCAACTTCATATGAATTAGTTTTTCCATTAATACCAACAGAAACAGCCATTAATGCCACGGAAGAATTTTCTTTAAATATATATGGAACTATAATTCCTGGCCTAAATTTAGATAGTATTGAACATAGATGGATGGGTGCAAAATTTCAATCTGATAGTGGAAATGTTACATTTGATCCATGGACAGTAAATTTTATTGTTGATTCAGAATTTAATAATTGGAAACTTCTTTATAGATGGATTACTTTTATTAATAATAATAAAGATAAATTCGGTGAAGACCCTGCTAATTATGTTGTGGATGCTACTCTTAGAGTAACGGATAATTTTAGAAAAGAGGTCTTACGTATTCATTTTATAAATGTATGGATTAATATGCTAGGAGAAATTACACTTACACATAGAGAAGGTGAAACACTCCTAGAAAGTACAGTAAATTTCGCTTATGATTATTTTGAAATAAGAGAAACGTAAAATTCTTAACAGTTTTTATAAATAATACAGAAGTGATAAATAGTAATAAGGAACAAAGAATTTTTAAGGAGGAATAAATATGGCTTTCTATCTTTCACCCCTTGTTGATGTCAAGGAAGGAGATTTAACAACAACGGTTCCTGCCGTTGCAACGTCAATAGGTGTTGCAGTATTGAGAAATACATATAAGGGGCCGGAAAAAAAGAAAACATTAATCACAAATACAGATGACCTTATTGGTGTTTTTGGTGAACCTACAGATGTAGCAGCTTGTTATCAAGATGTTTTAGCATGTACAGGTTTTCTAAAATATGGAAATAGTTTGTATTGTACAAGAACCATGCCAGTTTCAGCTAATTTTTCTGGAACTAAAGCCGCAAGTGGGGTTAGTCAATCATTTACAGCATTTGACACAGATAATGCTTATATTTTGAGTGATTTCAGTAGTGAAGACCCTGATGAATTTGCTAGTGAAGTTACTGTATCTGGCCCATCTCCAATGTGGTTTATTGCAGCTTCTAGAGGTGCATGGGGAAATAATATTCGTTTAGCTATATGTGATTATAGCTCATTTAGCCAAATGGCTACTGGTGGTAATAGTGGATGGGATACATATGCAACTTTTATAGCAATCGATGAACAATTAGAAGATGATACAGATTTTCTAGTAGTTGTTCAAGAAAAGGGTCAAAGATCAAGTACATGGTCTACTGTGGAGGTTTTTAATGTTAGTACAAATGAAAATAAAATTGATGACCAAGGTTATTCAAGATTTGCTGAGACTGTTATTAATGAACAATCGGATTATATTCGGATTGTATTAAATGCTTCGTTTAAAAATGAAGATATTTCTATTGTCACATCATCATTTCAACAATTTGCTGGAGGTGCTAATGACAGAGGTGATTCACTTGGTGATGGAACAATCCAGACAGCATATGACCTTTATGCAAATGCTGATGAAATTGATGTTAATTTATTTATTGATTCTAACAAATCAGAAACAGTTAAAAGTTATCTAATTAGTATTTGTGAAATTAGAAAAGATGCTATGACTGTTTTAGATTGTCCATATGCTTCAGTTGTTTTTAATTCAGGAAATGAAGCAACAGACTTAAGAAATTGGAGATTAGGTCTTGTCGATCCTAATTTGAATGAAAATTCAAGCTATGCAGCCCTTTATGGAAATTGGCTTGAAATTTATGATAAATGGAATCAAAAATATAGATGGGTTCCAGCATCTGGTCATGTAGCTGGTGTTTTTGCTAATACAGATGATGTTACTGACCCCTGGTTTGCACCAGCAGGTCTTAATAGAGGAATTTTATTTAATATTAGAAGACTTGCATGGAATCCAGACCTTGGACAAAGAGATATACTTTATAAGAATGGTATTAATCCAATTGTAAGTTTTGCTGGTATCGGAAAGGTTGTTTTTGGTCAAAAAACAATGCTTTCAAAAACTTCTGCTTTTAATAGAATTAATGTTAGAAGATTGTTTATGATTCTAGAAAAAGCAATTAGTACAGCAACTAAGTATTTCTTGTTTGAACCTAATGTTGGTCTTACAAGAATTACATTGGTAGATATGGTTACACCTTTCTTAAGAGATGTTCAAGCTAGAAGAGGTATTTATGAGTTCTTAGTAGTTTGTGACGATACAAATAATACACCGGAAAGAATTGCCCGAAGTGAACTTTGGTGTGATATTTATATTAAACCCACAACAGCAGCAGAATTTATAGTCCTCAATTTTATAGCTACAAAAACTGGTGCATCATTTACCGAAATCGCAGCTATGAGAGCTTAATAATATAGGAGGATTAAAAAGAAATGGGTGAAAAAAATCAACCTGATGCATTTGATATAACAAAGTTTAAAAATAACTTTAGAGCCGGAGCACGTCAATATTTGTTTTATATGATACCAAATATTCCGGGAACTTTTAATAAGGACCAAAGTGTTTATCTTGTAAGGTCTACTACTTTACCAGAAGTAACACTAGAGGAAACATTGGTGAATTGGCAGGGATATGATTTCAAAATGGCATCAAAGTATACGTTTGCTGATTGGACTGTTTCTTTTAACGTTGACCAAGAAGCAAAAATTCATGAATGGTTTACAAAATGGACAGATATGATTCATAATCCTGAAACTAATGTTCATGGAGACCCTGTTGATTATATGAGAGACCAGAAGGTTCAATTATTGGGTCTTGATGGGAAAACTATTATTGAATATACATTAATAGATGCATGGCCAGGAGCAATTGGTGCATTAACTTTGGATTATGCAACAACTGATGTTGCACAATTTGATGTTACCTTTAAATATCAAAGGCACATAATAGAATATAAATAAAAATTAAAATATGATTTCTATTTAATAAAAAGAGGAAATTTTAGAAGTAGAAATCATAATATAACATTTAAATTTGTAGAAAGTTGTGAAGGATGTAATATTAAAGCAATTTTTAATAGAAATTAGTATAAAACTTTCTATCAAAAAATAATGATAAAAAGGAGATTGTGTTATGGGTTTTAAAGATTTTGTTAATGTGTATGAATTCGATTGTATTTTGCCTGGAAGTAGTGAAGAAATTAAATTTAAACCAATAACAACAGGACAAATGAAAAGCTTATTGGTTTATGAGGGTGAAAAAAGACCCTCAAAAATAGAAGAAGCTTTAGATAAATTAATTACAACATCTGTAATATCAGAGGATTTTGATATTACAGAACTTTATCTTCAAGATAGATTCTATTTGCTTGTGGAATTAAGGAAGAAAACCAAAGGCAAAATTTATCAATTTGATTTTACATGTCCTAAGTGTAAATCACAATCAATTCAATATATTGATTTAAGTAATTTAGCTATAACTAAACTTGATAAGAGATTAAGTAAAAAGGTTAAAGTTGATGATAATATTACGGTTGAAATAGGACATATAAGAAGAAGAAACCAAATAAAAGCCTTTAAATTAGTTGATAAGCTTCCTAACCTTACTGAAACACAAAAAATGGCAGAAGTGACGCTTTACACTTATGCACAAGTAATTGAAACAATTATAACACCTGATGGTGAAGAAAAAGATATTAATCTAATGGATAAAGTATTTCTATTAAATAATATCACACAAGATGGTTATACTAAAGTTACTGAATGGTTTGAGAAAAACGAGTTTGGTACTGATTTTACATATATGACCAAATGTATTCATTGTAATGATTTTGAAGAAAAAAAAGATATTCCAGTAAGTAATTTTTTTTTCTAATATACCTATTCACTAGTGGTTATAAATTAGAAGATATTTTAGAAGAACAATATCAATTAGCTAGAAAAGCGGGTATAAGTATCTTAGAAAGTAATAATATGACTGATTTTGAAAGAGAAGCTTGTTTAAATATGTTAATAAGAGATTTGAAAGCAGAAGCTGACCAATTAACTAATTAAAAATTAGCGGGGTATAAAATGGATGTAGATAAAAAAATAGAAGAATATCTTAAAGAATCAAATGATGATTTGATAGTGGAAAGCTTTATAAAAGACCTCTTCAAATATAGTATTAAAAGAACTATTGTTATGTTGGAAGATATTTTAGATAAAATTGTAGGAAAACTTTCAACCGAAACAGGTGATACGGTTGTGGATAATAGATTAGAAAAATTAAGAAAGGATGCATTGTATCACAGACAAAGATTTATGGATATTATGAGGCGAATGGGTGCGTTAAATCCAGAAGTAGCAGATTAATATATAATATTTTAAGAAAGTCTCGCTTGATTAATTTCAACGGATCATAAAAGGGTCTAAAGGACGTTCTTTTACAGGAACTTTCTTTAGACTTTTTTATTAGGAGCAAGATATGCAAGAACAAAATATACCAAATAAAACTAATACTAATGAAACAGCTATAAAAAAGTTGCAGAAATTGTTATGGAATAATAGTATGGCTATGAGGGAAGAAACCGAAAGAACACAGAGAAGTATAAAAGATGCCATAGTTGAGGGTTCACAGACAATGGTAGATGGTGTTAAGGAAAGTATGACAGAATCTTCTCAGATTATGGGTAGTAATGTAGCTGATATTGTTGGTCCGAGTATTGCTGAAAATTTTAAGGCTGTTGTTCCTATAATGCATGGTGGTATGAAAGAAGGTATGAAAGAAGCATCTGGTATATTAGGTGAACATACTTCAGATATAATTGGTTCTAATTTAATGAATTTATTTAGTAGTGTACGAAAAATATTTACACCAATAGCTGAATCAACTAAAGAAGTATTCAAATCTCTAATTCCAAGAAAAAAAGAAAAGATAGAAGCAACACCAGAAGAGGAAAGAATTGATGATAATATAAGTGAATTAACAAAAGAAGCCACAACTAAGGGTTCTCTTTTCACTCAAGATGCTGAAATGAAAGAACAAATGATGGCATTAAGAAAAGAGATGAATGCCGCAAATATAGAGATTGGAGACCCATTAGATATTACAGCCCGAAGGTCTACAGATATGGTAACTGGTATTGATAGAGTAAGTTTTATTAATAGAAGAATGGCTAGTGATATTGAATTAATGAGATTGGCACAAACACAACAACTTGGGTTTTGGGGTAGAATAATGTTACCACTTCGCCAATTTACAGCTAGACATATTGCCAAAACTGCAAAAGGAACAGAATTAATAACAAATAGATTAGAAGAAATTAGAGATATTTTATCAATTAGTACTGGTGTTGATTTAGATGAAGTTAAGAAGGCTGATACTGGAAGACGGTTACTTGCTAAAGTTATAATGTCACCTTTTACACTTATAGCAAGTACTACTAAATTAATGTATAGTTCTTTTGCAAAAAGCCTTTTAAAAGATGATGAAGCAGAAGAACAAAGAGCAACAACATATGAATTAATGGAACAACAGACAGAATTATTAGAAGATATTGTAGATTTTTTTGGTGCAAGAAGAAAAGAAGAATTAATGGAAGAAAGACCACCTAAGAAAAAGAAAGAACCACCATGGTTGGTGATACTTGGAGCAGCAGTGTTTGCACTTGGACTTACAATTGGTGCTGTTACAAGAAGTCTTTTTTTACCATTTGAGTTATTAGGGAAAGCCTTAAAAGGTGTTAAAAAAGTTGCTCAGGTTCTTGATAAAATAGGTGAATTTTTTGCTAAAGCAGCATCTTTAAAACCAGGCAAGATAGCCAAAATGATGGGATGGGTAACACAATTCACTAGGAGCATTCCACTGCTGGGTAAGTTTGTTACAGGTTTGGCTAAAGGTTTCAGAGTTCTTGGATGGCCACTCCAAATTGTTTTAAGCCTTATTAGTTTCGTTAAAGGTTTCATGAAAACTGAAGGTGGAATCATCACAAAAATCAAGGGCGGTTTAATGAAGACCGTTGAAGATTTTATAAAATTTCCTGTTAAGTTGATAGGATGGATTTCTGATTGGGTATTGGGTTTATTTGGAATTTCAATTAAAGGTGGAGTAGGTGAAAAGCTTCTTAGCGGCATCATGTGGACTGTTGAAAGAGCAATTAATATAATTTTGGCACCGTTTAGAATGATTAAAGCAGGTGTTGATTTACTACTTGAAGTCTTTGCAAAATCAAAAATAGAAGATGGATGGTTTTCTAAAACAATTATGTTCATAGGAAATATATTTAAAAATGTATGGAATATCTTCCTTTATCAGACCCCCCTTGGACAAGTTATCATTGGAGTCCAAAAGCTATGGTCATTTTTTAGTGGTGGTGGAGAAAGCGCAGATGTGAAAAAAGGATGGTTCGAACAACTTATAGATTATATTCGTGAGCTACCTGGAAGAATAAAAGATTGGCTTATAGAAAATATTCCAGGAGGTAAATTCATTGGCAAAGGACTTGGTGCTATAAAAGGTGCCATTGGCTCTGCGTTTTCTTGGGTTAAAGGTGGTGAAAAAACCGGAAAGATTGGTATGCCTGGTAATGTTACGAAAAAAACAGATGGTGGAAGTACAATCGCAAAAATAGGTAGAAGAACAACTAGAATAAAAGAATTTGCAGATATTGATGAAATGAAAGCACAGGCAGGAAGAGGTATTACAGCAACAAGAAAAGTACGAGATAAGGCAATAATAGATGCACAAAACAAAACAGCGGCGGCAATGAATAAAATTTCAGAGGGGCAAAAAGCTACAACAAGCATAATGTCTAATATGGTAAACATGGGTGTGAAGGAACTACATTAGACGAACCAC